GGCTGGATCAATCCATTTATATTCCGAGATGATCGGAGTAAAGTCTGTCACTTCCCCGTCATTGTCTGTCCCAGTACCAAGTACATATTTAGCATTAATTGAGCCATCCTCTTGTCTTGAGTATGCCGCAATCACCGAATACATTGGGTTTAAGATTTTGTTGAATGTTGTCATATTTGCTCCTATTAATACCATGTAATGTCAACAATGATTGCATTAGCATAGAATGAATCATCGTTATATGTCATACCTATTCTTCCAGCACCTTGATCATCGTGATTGATAGAGCTGAATTTGATTTGATTATCAATCCTGATACTTCTCATTATTTTGCGACAGTAATCTGGTGTGATGTTTATACGGAATCCGTAGTTAGAAAGGATAACTCCATATTTTCCGCCTGCTTTTACTGTTTCGGTGAAAGTGCCTTTGTTTAAATTTGTATCTACAATTTTGATTGGTCTAAGGAATTTATGGTTTGATGAGAAAACAACTCGAGCATTGCTATCATACGTTTCTATTCCATATCCGCTGCTTTTGGCTGTGTTTGTATTAAATATTAAATACTCAACGTATGTTGCATTTGGGCTGTATAAAACTATATTTCCGCCATTTTTCTTAAACTGCGCTACATCACCATTACAACTAGATATAACAATAATATCGGTGTCAGATACAGCAATATTAGCGAAGTTGTTAGAGAATTGAGAGCGCCCTCGTCTTTGTAGAGACATACTTAAAAAGCCGTCATTTACATCTGTAATACCTGAAAATCCGTACATTAGTAAACTCCATAAAAAACTCTAATTAGAGGTTTATTTCTAAGCGAGCCATCATAGCGAAAATCTGCTGGCGACTTAACAACTCCAGAAAAAGTATTTCCGCTAACTCTCGCCTCTGAAATATACGGCATATCAACTGCTATAGCCACTTGATGAGATAGCTCTTGATTGTTGGTCGAGAGCGTAATTGGAATAAAAACAACGTTTCCAACATTCGTTCCAGCGGTTATACTAAACCTGCCTATCGGTAAGTCTTTATAACCTATATACTTAAATAACCTATTCTCTGTTGAGAATGTTATATTGTTTGAGGCGTCATAAGTTTCAATTCCTTGATTGGCCACCTTTACCCTCCGTTTTCTCTTCAGCAGAACCAATAACAAAACAACCGATACAATCGATACAAATAAGATTAAACTAATCATAATTTACCTATTTTAACTCGCACGTTACCTCTCTCGTCATAAACAATAATACTGTCGTTGTTTACAACCATTCCGACCTTGCCAGTTGCTGCCCTCATTTCAACTTGGCCATCTCGACTAACCTTAAATCTATTATTAATATTAAGTGACCCACCGTTAATATCGCCCATATTAGAGCTAACAGCAGAGAGTTGAGACACATTAAGCTTGTCGGCAGTCAATGACCGTGTAGCAATATGATCCGCTCCGATACTACCTACTGCAATATGCTTAGCCGCTACCGCACCTGCTGCAATCTCATTGGCAGTGATACTATTAGCCGCTAATTGCTCGGTAGTGATTGTTCTGGTGACGATAGAGCCACCGTGAATTGAGGTAACACCTGCATTGACCCAAGCACTAGGTTGTGTAGCATACTCTGTACTTTCTTCTAGCATTGGACGTTGAGCAAACCAAGCAAGATTACTTGTATTTTCTGTTTTATTAACAAAAATAAAAAAATCAACGCTTATTGCATTATCAGGAGCTTGTGCTAGAACATATATTCTTTCTGCTCCTTTTAGTCCTCCTACAAATTCTGCGTTAGAAGCCTTGCTATATTTAATGCCAACCCAACCACCATTAGCTGTTCTAAACTCAGGCGAGACCCGAATAGCACCACGATGACAACCAACATAACAAGACAACATATACCATTTTCCCGCAACAACAGGTACATTGATATAAACACCACCAACTCTAGCACCGTTAGCAATGCTAGCATTAGAAACATCAAAACTACCTGTAAATATATTCTCATTTGGTAAATAACTTAAATTTCCCCAAGTATCAGAACGTTGATGGGCTATATGAGTTCCTGTTGCATTATTATTAAAAAATGTATTCCAACCATAACCATTATTAGCAAAAATAGGGTTATACAAAAGGTTGCCACCTAGTCCAATAGCCAATTTATCCGCTGTAACCTGCCCTGCTGCCATGTGTTCGGCTCGCACAGCTCCAGCTTGCAGCGCTCCAGCTCCAATTGTGTTTACACCAATCTGATCGGCTTGCAACGTGCCTACTAATTGAGTTGTATTGATTCGTATGCCGTTTACATCAACCCCATTTTCGATGTATTTACTTCCGTTCCAAGTGTATAGTTTTCCGTCGGCGGTATTATATACTTGCTTGTAACCAAGAAATTTATTGACGTTTAACCCTGTTACGGTTTTAGTCATTTCAAGGTTGCGAGCTGGCAACGCAGTATCAATTACCTCATTTACGATATTTTGAGATAGCTTTTTATTTAGCACCTCTAATTCGGCATCAATATCTACCGCACTTTCACCTTTGATTCCTGACTGCTGATTAAAAGGGCCAACATTCACACCACGAGTATGTCGCAACCAGTAATATCTAACCTGTTTTGCGCCAACTTCGTGCGTGTACATTCTTGCCGTGACTTTCGTCAAACGTTTGGCGGTTTTAATGTCGTCTGTTTCACTTGCAAAAATTTCTGTTGCCGTCGCATCATCAACCCAATCCCACTCAAGCGTGATATTACCCAGACCGCCAGTTGTTCTTACGCCTGTTGGTGCTGGCGGTTTATTGATGGTAAAGGTCTGAGTTTTTTCGCTTAATAACTGCCCATTCTCATTTTTAACTTGGACAAGGACGCTATAATCCCCATTTTCGAGACTGTCTATATTAAGATTGGGAGACGGTTGTCCTAATCGCACGTCATATAGCACACCGCCTTTATAAATGCGGATATCGTATTTTACGATGCCATTACCCCCCGTCACGCTACTGTCAACTGATACGCTACCATCTGCATTTACTGCCACATCAATGTTACTAATTTGCGGTGTAGTAAGTACGGTTGTTCCTGCTGGTTCAAACTTGGCGCCATTATCAACAATAGCCTCTTTTTGTGGCTCATGTTGTAACGCCATAATGGTGTACTTGCCTTTATCCTCCTCTTTTACAGATAACGCCTTAAATAATTGGCTTGTTACTTGTTGAGTAGCTAAAGACCATACACCGTATAGCTCTAAGCCTACTGGCGGTTGATCGAGTGTCACCTCCGCACCATTGACTGAGATAATCTTAATGTTTTGATGTTTAGCGTTAGCATTGATATAGCTAAAGTAACTATTGCCGCTAAGGGTAATTTTGCGATCTAATGTTACGGTTTTGCCATTGACTGCTAAAACTCGACCACCAATATTAGTGCCAGCATAATGCGTATCGGCGACTTTGATAATGTCACCAGGGATATGCATTAATCCTTCTGCGCCAACGGTAAACGTGACTGTTTTGGTTTCTAATTTTTCGGTTTGCAACAACCATAATGCTGTACGGTGCGCTTGCCCTCTTGATGTGCAACCAAAAGCCGTGATTTTCTTAACGTTTAATCCGTTTTTACGAATTTCTTCGTCATCAGCAACATACTCAATAGCCTTTTCATAGCTATTCTCTTTATCTGCATATTCGACTTGGATTGCATTATGGCGCGATTTTCTGGCTGAAAATGTATAACTAAAACCACTTTCATCCACATTGGCATTTGTATAAGTCCAGACTGGATCTGCTGGTCTATCCATTACCACGGTTAGCTGCTGACCATTCCAAACTGGCATTGCTCTAAAAATTGAGCAAATGTCATTAATAACTTGGTAAGCAGAGCGTTGTTCAGTCAACCAAACATTACAGGTAAATCGTGGCTCTTGCCCACCAAATCCATCAGGCACTAATTGGTCGCAATATTGAGCGACTTGATATAACGCCCATTTATCCGCACCAAACTCACCAAGTCTTCCGCCCAAGCCATAGCGTTTATTAGTGACAACATCATAAAGCACCCAAGCTGGATTATCTGTCCAGTCAATTTTAAATGTGCCATCCCACATCCCCGTATATTTCCGAGTACGAGTATCATAATTGCTTGGTACTTTTACTTTTAAACCTAGTAAGTCATAGGTACGAGTAGGGATATTGCTAAAATATTCCGAGTCAAATTTAACCCCCATTAAAGCGGTGTTTGGATAAGTAAACTCGGTATCAATAATCTCAGTGTAGCTAGACCAAATGGTATTATTTTGTAGGCGCTGTGTTGTGCTATCGTCTGTAGTTCTCTCGACTTTGACAATAAATGGCACGCTAGGCAGATTGTCAAAAGTATGATGTTGCAAATACTGAGAGCTATACTTGCCGCTAATTGACACAGGGTAAGTTCTTGAGCCAATAGTAATGATAAAGTTTACTGTTGTTCCGTTGGTGTCGCCATTATCCTCTTGCTTAAAAAGCGATTGGACACCAATGGTCAAGCGTAATCGAGATACTTTTGCATCAGTTACTGTTCTTGTAAGCGGTAGATTTTTCTTAACTAGAGTGCCAACACCGACCTCTTTTTCGGAGGTGTTAAACCCAGCCATTAAATCCTGTACTTGACCACCTACCCGCCCCTCTACCTGCACATTTTTAAAATTATAAGAGCCGTCTTTGTTTTGTACTGGCGTTTTGTCAAAATAGATGGATTTCATTCCATCGGCTAAACCGTAAACTTCGCCCTCTGAAATTACTTCAACAATTTTGACAAGTTGCTTACTTCTGCCGCTCTCTTTTGCCTCGACTGGAGTATGACCACCGCCGCCACGACCTTTACCCATTGAAAACTCCTTAAATTTCAGTATCCATCGTTTCTACACCCTGAGATATGATGAGAGAGCCTACCCTTATTCTCCCATACGCCAATGGCATAGGCTTTCCCTGCGCTGTCATATTCGACAAATTGGAAAATGCTGTAGATTGTTTCTTTTCTTTTTCAGTCCCCTGTTTCATCTCTGGCATTTTAGTGAGCATCTGAGCAACACCACCTAATAATAGAGATGCGCCAACAGAACCCACTATCCAAGCGGCATTGGTACTGATAATGCCAGCAAGTGGTCCTAAAGCGATTGCACCAGCAATAATTGCGACCCCCGCAATCACGCCAAACAATCCGCCACGTTTTGAGCCTTTTAAAACAGGTGTAAAATGGACTGTTGCATCATCTTTTAACTTGTGGCTCAATCCTTGCTCGAGATAGCGATTATCAAAGTAGTCTCGCCCTACTCGCACGGTAAATAGCCCTTGCTGAATAAATTGACGCAATTTAGGAATTTGGCTCGTTAAGGCTTGGACTATCTCTGCTGTAGTTTGGCAATCTAGCCTAAATTCAGATCCAAACTGTTTAAGGCTGCCGTAAAATCTAACGTTGACCATGCGTTGTATCTCCAAATACTATGAGTGTGTTTAAGCCAATATCCATCATATAAATCACGCTTAGATAATCGTTTTGGTGCGTGATGAAGTACCATTTGATTGCCGACATAAATTGCCGCGTGATTCGGTACATCAGCCCCGATATTGATTAAAATAACATCGCCTATTTGTGGTTCTTTTACTTGCTCAAAACCGTGTTTTGCCATGTTATCTAGGTAAAGATTAAACCCATCTTCCCACCAGTAATCGTCTCGTTCAAAATCAGGCAAGTTACAACCAGATAAGCGGTAAAAATCTCTAAA